TTCGATAAGAAACTTACAGACCCTGTGTGGGAAACCGTAAGTCTCAAAATAAAAAAATATATTCCCTTCATAAATATTAATGTATACAACTACAAAAAAATTCTAAAGGAGGTTATTAGTAATGGCTCTTGAAAATGCCGAAGTTCTTAAGAACTTGCAGGAACAATTGACTCAAGTTCAGCAACAAGTTGCAACTGGTCAGACAACTGCATTAAGACTTCAAGGTGCGATTGACGTGCTTACACAAATTGAAGATAGTAAAGAAGAAACTACTGAAGAAGCACCAGTTGATGGTGGTGAAGTAGAATCAACAGAAGAGGGTTAATGTCTAAGTTTTTCGAGTCTGAAATTATTCGGGACGAATTAAAGGAAATTAATCAACTACAACAAGATGTTTACGGATCCATGTTATCTTTTGGTGATATGGAACGTGAGGATCAAATTGAACATATTGAAATGCTTTCTATTCTTTTAGAAAAGCAAAGAGTTATGTATACTCGATTATCTTTATCAGATGATCCAGATGCTGTCAAAATGAAAGAACAATTAGAAAAATCAGTAGAACTAATGGGTTTCCCTGCAGGAACTGATATTTCTGTTTTATTCAGTGGTATGACACAAACTATTGAGAAACTCAAACAGGTTGTTGACCCGTAAAAGTTTTTTTGTTATAATAAAAACAAATCCAATTAAATCCAAATTAATCCGAGGTATCCAATGTCGTTTGCTAAACTTAAAAAGCAATCAAAACTAGGCTCTCTTACACAAAAACTTGTGAAAGAAGTCGAAAAAATGAATAATAATGGTGGTCAAGGAGATGACCGTCTATGGAAACTAGAATGTGATAAATCAGGTAATGGTTATGCCGTTATCCGTTTCCTACCTGCACCAGATGGTGAAGATCTACCATTCGTAAAACTATACTCCCATGCCTTCCAAGGTCCTGGTGGTTGGTATATTGAAAACTCTTTAACCACTCTTGGTGGTAAAGATCCTGTTTCTGAGTTTAATACTACTCTATGGAACAATGGAACAGATGCAGGTAAAGATGCTGCTCGTAAGCAGAAGCGTAAACTTACATATATTAGTAACATCTATGTTGTGAAGGATCCTGCTAATCCTGAGAACGAAGGTAAAGTATTCTTATACAAGTATGGGAAGAAAATCTTTGACAAACTAACTGCAGCAATGCAACCTGAGTTTGAGGATGAGGAAGCAATTGATCCATTTGATTTCTGGCAAGGTGCTAACTTCAAGTTGAAGGCAAAGAACGTTGCTGGTTATAGAAACTATGACTCTTCTGAGTTTACTGCAACTAGTCCACTTCTTGATGATGATGACGCACTAGAAGGACTCTGGAAGAAAGAGCACTCTCTTGCAGAACTTGTTGCTACAGATCAGTTTAAGTCCTATGATGAACTTAAGACTCGTCTAAGTTATGTTCTTGGTAATAAGAAAGTTACTCAAGATGCAGAAACTGTTGATGAAGATAATGATCGTGGTGAAGCAGAACAGTTAGTCACTGCTGCTGTTACTACTCCATCAAGCACAGATGATGAAGACGATGCAATGTCGTATTTCTCTAAACTCGCTGCTGAATAGCACAAGAAAGGGGGTCTCACGACCCCTTTTTTTATGGCATTGTAACGTTTGTATTTTCCGTCTTTGCTAGATTATCATCTATTGCTTGAGATGATTGACCGTATATCATTATATCTCTAAAGTCATTTAAGAACTGTTGTAAATAATCTGATTTAAGTAGGAATATACTTCGTTTATCATCATTTAGTCTAACTTCATAATCAAAATTAGATATCCCTGTTCTAACACTAGTTCCTTTTACTGTTACAACCCCAGTAGTATCATAATATTTAAATTCAAAGTCAGAATCTACAACTTTTCCTTTTTCTAATATTATATTACCTTTACTATCTTTGATTTCTTTTGTTTCAAAAAATCTAGTAGCATTTAAGGCATCACCATATTTTTCAAGAGAGTATTGATAAATGTCTCTATTGTTTAGAGGCCATTGATCTCTAACATTAGTGATGTTAGCAGTTAATAATATAACCCAATCTAATTCATCATTACCATAGAAATCTTCTGCTACATTTTCAGGTCTAAATTCATCTGGTATTTCATACTTATCAAATAGTGTGAATACATTTTGCAGATCATCTCTGAGTTTGACTCTACGAAATAAATTCTTTACTTCCACATAATCTAAGGAAGATCTTTTATCAGATGTAAATGATTGATATAATAAATTTGGTAACTCTCTAAAATATCCCATGTTAGAATCCTACTGTACTGTCTAAATCACGACCTCTATCATTAAAGTAATCTTGATCGTAAATTGGTTCAAGTTCTTTGAATGTTAAGTCCATAATCATAGAAACTGGTTCTCTATTTTCATAAGTTGCATAAACACCTTCACCAGTATAATTGACTGATATATCAGTTAAGAAGCATTGTTTAAATTTATGCATGAATGGATGATTTCTAAATCCACTCTTATATCTTAATTGAAATACGTTTGGTGTATTTAGAAATAAACTTTGACCACCACGACCTGAAGTAACTTTGGGTGCCATATTCATTTTAAATGTTCTTATAATCAACTTACATTGTTCTGCTTCTTGTTGACTTCTTGGTGTCATTTTAAATGAGAATCTGAAATTTCTTAGACTAACATTATTAAATAACAACTCCATATTTGGATTAAATATTTGCCCTTCTTGCCTTGCTAATATTTGATTTACAGATACATTACCACCAAAAGTATTTACTACTGATGCTGCAAGTTTTTTAGTGATTAATGATCTAGCCTTTTGACCATCTATATCTGTTGATCCAAGTGCTTTTTTTACAGAATCACTTATACTTTTTCCTGCAGCAGATAAGTTTTCTTGTAAAGTTCCGTCTCCACCTAATGCATTACCTGCTCCCGTCATTATATCTGTAGCACCTTGAAGAGCAGCACCAACTATAGTATTCATACTACTTTCACCATAACTAACTGAGTTACCATCTTGAACTTGAGATGGTATTTGTAGTAATACTGTTCCTTTATTCACTAATGATTGTGTTGAAAGACCACCAGGTATTCTTGATCTTAAAGGGATTCTTCTACTTCCAGGTCTACCTATAAAATTATTATCATTAGAACTACTTTTACTTGCGGGTTCATATTCTACAATATCAATTTGTAAGTAATCTGTTTTTTCTGTGAGTGCTTCAAACGGATATCTTAATACACCACCTCTTTCTCTATAAGTTCTTGTTCTACTATGATTAAATGATGATGTTAATGGTGTTGATGAACTTGGTAATGAACCACCACCATCCATTGCATCACCTGCATCATCAGCTGGTCCATATCTTGCTCTTAATTGTTCTGGAGTTAAAACTCCATAATCTAAACCTGTTTTTTCAGCATTTACTTGTTTATAACGTTGCTCAGAATTAGATAATCCTTGAGATGAAGAATTTACAATTTTATTTTTATCATTCCCACTACCATCATACTCATTTAAAAGACGATTTTGTTCTTTTTGGATTTTATTTATTCTATTTCGTTCTTGTTGTTCTTTTAAATCTCTTTGTCTAAATTTAGATCTATTTGACATTATCGACCTTATATATTAATTTTAACTATTTAGACGTATTTTTCCATAAGGTATAGAACGTAAAGATTCCATCTCTTCAGAATTAACAATATGTAGGTTTCCAATCATCTCTTGCCATGTATATTGTCTCACATTTCCCCAATGAAAATTCAATCCTTTAAAACCCCAACTAAAAACATCTGTGACTGCAACTAGAGGAAATTCATCATATTTAATACCAGGTGTTTTTGGTTGATATACAAAGGTATAATAGTTTCCTGCCTCAGGCACTGTTTCTGTTTCTGATAGTGCTTCTAGTATTTCTAGCATTAAGTCATCTGGACTTTCAATTCCAATTAAATTATCTGATATCTCTGCGATTCTATCCATTATTTAATACCTAGTTCGTTCTCTGTTAAGACTTTAAATTCTAATTTACGATCCTTACAATATTCTGTTGCTGCTTCCCATTTTGCTTGATTCTTTGCATACTCACATACCTCACGAATGTATGATTTAGTTTTTATTTTTTGCACTCTTGGTTCTATGCATTGTTTCTTTGGTTTAATCTCAATTACATATTTTTTAACCTGTCCATTATTTTCTCGTACTTTAATGTAGAAGTCTGGAAAGTATCTATGGGCACGATTATCTATGGGAGATATATAACGAATAAAAAATTCTTCGCTTCCCCATTCTAAAATATTTTGATTACTATCACAATATTTCATAAATTTAAGTTCCCATAAAGAACGGTATATTATATTGGTATAATCACCTCTATACTTCTTAGGAATGCTTGGTCTGAATTTTCCTTTATAAGCCATCTAAATAGAAATAATATAAGACTCGTATAAGGTATTTAGAGTGGCAGGAATAGTAAATAGGATAACGATGCAAGATGTCAAGGAGAAACTTGGCAAACTGTCGTTAACAAATCAATACCAAGTTCATTTTTCAGCATTGAAACCCACAATAACTGATTATCTTGAATCTATTGGTCTTGATAACGCAAAAAACTTTTTATCTAGGGATGTAGGAATACTTTGCTCTGAAGCATCATTACCTGCAAGTGCATTTGCGACTGGTGAAGTAACTGATAATTTTATGGGTATTCCTCAAGAGTTCGCTCATACTCGTTTATATACTGATATTGATTTTACTTTTTATGTGGATCAGGAATATACACTACTCAGAATTTTTGAAGGATGGATGGATTATATTTCAAGTGGAGCAGATAGTGATGGTGTTAGTTTAGATAATGCTGGTTTTTATAGAAGATTTAAGTATCCAAATGATTATAAATGTGATACAATGAGTATTACAAAGTTTGAAAAAAATATTGAAAGAACTTTGATGTATGAATTTAGAAATGCTTTTCCAAAATCAATTGTATCTTTACCTGTTACATATGGAGCAGCAGATCTTTTAAAAGTTACAGTTAACTTTAACTATGATAGATACATTGTAACAAGAAGTTTAAATTAACCCTATAAATAAATTTACTGAAGTGTGAACACATTATGCCTTTACCAAAGATTAATACTCCAACTTATGATCTGACATTACCATCAACTGGAAAGAAGATTAAATACAGACCTTTTTTAGTTAGAGAAGAAAAAATTCTCATCATGGCATTGGAGACGGAAGATACTCAACAAATATCAAATGCGGTTGTGCAAATTTTAGATGAATGCATTTTAACAAAAGGAGTCAATGTTACTAAACTTGCTACTTTTGATATTGAATACTTATTCTTAAATGTTCGTTCAAAGTCAGTTGGTGAAACTGTTGAAGTAAATATAGTTTGTCCTGATGATAATAAAACATCAGTGCAGATGGAAATTAATATTGATTCTATTAAAGTTCAAAAAACTAGAGGACATAAAAGCACTATTAAACTTGATGATCAATATTCTATGAAACTTAAGTATCCATCACTCAACGAATTTATTGATAGTAATTTTGAATCTAGTGAAGAAAGTGATGTGAATAAATCTTTGAATATGATTACATCATGTATTGAAATGGTTTACGATCAGGAGGAAAGTTGGAATGCCTCTGATTCGACTAAGCAAGAATTAGAAGAATTTATTGAACAGTTAAATAGTAAACAGTTCAAATCAATTGAAAAATTCTTTGAAACAATGCCTAGACTCTCTCATAAAGTTAAGGTAACAAATCCAACTACTGAGGTCGAATCTGAAGTTGTATTGGAGGGACTAGCAAGTTTTTTCACCTAAGTATGGCTCACACTAATCTTGAGTCATACTATAAAGTAAATTTTGCCTTAGTTCAACACCATAAATACTCTTTAACAGAGATTGAAAATATGATCCCTTGGGAAAGGGAAGTGTATGTGACTTTATTACAACAACACATAGAAGAAGAAAATCTAAAGCAACAAAGTGGCACTAATTAATCTTCAAACAAATAAACCGAAATTAAACGTAAGTAATATAAACTCTCCTTTTGGTAGTGGTGCGTCCATACCAAATATTTCTGCTGGAGCAGGGTCGTTTATAAACAGACCATCAGCAGGAATTAAACCTGGAAAGGTATTGAATATTGATGAAGGTCAATTATCGTTTAATGTGGGACTTGCAGATGATGTTGCTAATCTTAGAAAAGATATTGCTGTAAATAGGAGTAATATTGGTGATCATGAAAAACGTATTAGTATGTTATCTGGAGGTGTATCTACACTAAATGAAGAGTTATCAGAAATTACTGCAGTAATTAAAGATATTGGTGGTGCTTTATCATTAGATTTTGCAAATAGAATTACAGAACAAAAAAAAGATAATAAGGATTTAAAAGATCAAGTAAGAGCGAATAAAAGAGATCTTGCTGAAAGTAATTTAGAAGGAAAGAAAAAAATAGGAAAAGGTATAGGATCTGGAATAACTGGTCTTGCTTCTAAAACTGGAAGTGTATTAGGATTAGGTAAGATATTAGAAGCTGGTAAACTTCTTGCTGCTGGTATTGCAATTAATGCAATATGGCCTCAGATAGAAAAGATATTTGATTGGTCGATGAAGAATCTTGATAAGATATTATTAGTAGGTGGAGGATTACTTGCTCTTAATGTTATTGGTGGAATTGGAACTTTTC